TCTTCGGGATTGCTAACATTTAGCGCCTTAACCGTCGTGATGACATTGAAAGCCAGGTATGTGCCGCCGGAAATCAGCGCCCAACCCAAGCCGAAATTCAGAAAAACCCCAGCACAAATAAGCGCTGCGGCCAGAAAATTCAGGGTGTTCAGTAAAAAGAATATATTCATACAAACCCGCAGTTTGTTGACTCCTCAACCGCTAACATCAGGACAATGGCGTTTAACAAACCCACCACCGGGTCGATCTTGTCCATTGAATTTTTCTTATCGGGTGCTTTGTTCTCGTTAACGTCTGTTCTTGCCACCACGTTACTGGCCGCCCAGCTCATGACCGGGTTGCCGTCGTGCCGTATCTCGCTGCCCAGCATCAATCGTTCAACTTCCTGCATTGCTGGGTGCATCGTGCGCGGTCCCTGGCGTACTTCAATGACCGGCATGTCCTGCCCGGTCAGATTGTTAATCACCTGGCTTGCGTTGTACGGGTCAAACCCAATGTGCTGCACGTTGTATTTGCTGCACGCCTCGATGATGTCGCGCTCGATGTAGTCGTAATCGGTTCGATCCCCTGGCGTGATAACCAGGTGCCCGTCTTTCTGCCAGTTGCGGTAGGTGAAGTCGCCGCGTTCTTCGCGCATCGCCACTGCTGATTCAGGTAGATAATATTTACCGGTGAAATTCAGCTCATTGCCTTCTTTCCACGCGAGCACAAAAGCGGTGATGTCTGACACGCTCGCCAGGTCAACACCACCCCAACATATCTGGCCAGGCTTCATCACGGCGTCAGTTGGTAACTTTTTCCATCGCTCCATGTTCAACCACCCGCCTTTGCTGGTGGTCCAGATGTTTAAACGCTTGGTTTTGAACTCGCCCATGACCCCTGGCGCCGCTGCGGCCTCCTTGGCATAGCTGCGCATTTCTTCCAGGCTTGGCGTGATGCCTAACATTGGGTTGGCTTTGTACCAGTTCGATTCTTTTAACGGTTCGTCACCATCGTCTAACGTGTAGATAATGCCGAAATAGTGATCAGCCTCAACCAACCCCTCAAGGATCTTGGTCACCAGTTGCCGTTGTTCGTAGCAAACCCCGTTGATAATGTAACCGGCTGTCGTAATCCTCCACATCAGCGGGTTTTTGCGGGCACCAAATGCCGACTTCAAAACGTCATGCAAGCCGCGTTCTTTGTGCCCGTGCAATTCATCAGTAATCGCGACGTGTGGATTCCAACCGTCCTGGGTGCTGCTTTTGCTGTTGATCGGCTGTATATACCCGCCGTTTTGCTCGCAACTGATCGACTTCGCCCAGGCTTCAAGCCCGAACGCCTCGCGTAACTCCGGGCATTTCTTAACCATCGACTGTGCTGGCTTAAATACCTTGCCGGCCTGCTCTGCTGTCGTGGCTGCCACAATGATCTGCGGCCCTACTTCGCCTTCGCAGGTCAGGCAATACAGTGCCACCCCGCCGGTTAACGTTGACTTCGCGCCCTTGCGTGCCATCTCCAGATAAACATCACTGAATCGCCGGGTACCATCGCTGCGCTTTCTGAAGCCAAAGATACAAACCAGGCTGAAAATCTGCGCCGATTCCAGCGTAATCGTTGGCGTGTCCCAGGTACCCTCAACATGCGGCAACTTTTCGATAAAGTCGCAAACATCATTGCCATGATGCTCATCAAACAACCAACTGGCTTTGCGGTTGCGGTAGTCTCGAATGAACCTTGCCGCCGCTAACCGGACCCACTTGCAATACGCTTTCTGGGTCTTGTCGTTAACCGCTGCAATGGCATATTGCCAAGCAACGGCGCAATAGTCCCGAGCATGACCCGTGTCAGCAAAACTAGGCGGTCTTTTTGCCGTTGGCGTTAAAACTATTTTGGCTTTTGCCATCAGATGCAGTAACTACCCTTGACCGGCTTGCCGGTGTCATCCCGAATTCTGAATAATAAACGCGCAATGCCGTCAGGTATGAAGCTGGCGGTAATCCGCTGTCCTGGTATGTCTCAATCAACTTGTGGTGAATCAACACCAGGTGACCCAGCATGGTGATGTCAATTTCGGTTAAGACCGATTGCGCTTGTAGTATCGGGACTAAACGGTTCCACTCAATCACCGCGTGCTTATGACCCGCAACCCATTCGGGCGGCGCCGGATAATCGGTGACCGGTGGCAACGTAAACACACTGGCCAACGTTAATGGCCCGGTGCGGCTCGGTCGGGTTTCACCTTTGGCTTTTTTCTGTTCGTCGGTTTGTCTTTTTGTACCCCTGGTGGCCATTAACTATCCCATCCCATTTATTTGTCTAGGGAAAAACGCACCTTTCCAATCGGTGTCCGGCCTTAGCCCTGTGAACTTTTACCCCGCCCCCCTACGCTTGTCTGTGGCGGTCTTTATTCTGTCGCATGGTTTGCATAGGGTTTGCAGGTTGTCGGCCTTGTCGGTACCACCAGCGGCCAACGGGTTGATGTGATCGCATATCCCTGCGTTGACACCGTGCAACTCAACTGGCTTGGTGCATCGTTGACAGATGAACAGGTCACGCTCGAACACTTCTGCGCGTAACCGTCGCCATGGTCTGCCGCCACGTCCTGTGCCTGACTGCTCCCACACGGGTTTGTTGGGGCATGTTTTAAAATGTATTTTTGCGCAACGTGAACAGAACCGTCCTGGCTTGTTTGGCATTACCGACCGAGCAGCCTGGTAATTAGCCCTGTTGTCGGTGGTGTCCCTGCGGCTGTACGCTTGTCATCTGACCGACGTGCAAAGTATTGTTGAATCACTCCAACTGCTGGCACTGCATAGGCTGTTGATAACCACGGCAAACCGTCCATGGTAATTGCAAAAGCAAACGCAGTGTCTCCGTTGCGTACCGTGATGGCATCAACCACCATTGCTGCGGCCAGCAGCAAGAATGAAAGTAACGCAAACCGCGTGAACAGTTGCGACATCTGCCGTGCTATTGCTGGGCGGGTTGTGTTGTTGCTCGCCTCTTGTGCAATGGCTATGGCTGCATAGTTGTTTGATTCTACAATCTGCAACTCAATCTGCTGGCTCTCTAGCTCCAGGCGTTGTTGCGGGTCCATGGCGCCCACTAACCGGGTCACCTCATCGCATGATGCGTTGGCGTCAGCGCCTGTTGCGCCACCAATCATATCAATGACTTTGCCTGCTGCTGCTGCGCCTGGTACCAATGCCTTGACCACTTCGCCAAGCGGTGACTGTGAGAAGCCAGCAACCTTTTTGAGTATGTCGCCCAGGTTCATGGCATCAGTCCCTGCAACTGTGGCTGTACTTGCGAGCCTTGTATTCGATCCCTGGCAATCTCAAAGTAACCTTGATCCAGCTCGATACCGATAAACTTGCGGCCTGTGTTGACGCAAGCAACGCCGGTTGTGCCGCTGCCCATTGTGAAGTCCAGCACCGTGTCACCTTCGTTGGTGTAGGTCTTGATCATGTATTCCATTAGGGCTACGGGTTTTTGGGTTGGGTGCAATCCGTGCTCTTTCTTGACATCGCCCTTGATTGAAACAACCGAGCAAGGATTGTGCCGACCGTCACTTTGAATTATGCGCTTGAGTCCAGTTTTGCCGAACTCTGTATGCTCACCATGACCGGTCGCAGTGCCTTGATATGGCGCGCCCTCTCGATACTGTTTATTGAAAACCGGCAGGCGCGAGTAAAAAACCGACACATCCTCGTGTCGGCGCAATGGCATCTTGTTGGCGTTAAGTGCGCCAGTGTATTTGTTTACCTTGTCCCAAACCAGACTATACCTGAATTGCTTTGCATTACTCATCACCAGCGCCGAAGTAAACGGCTGACTCGCCGTCATCACAATCGCCCCGTTAGGCTTAACCACTCGCTTCAACTGCTCCCACATCGACGGCAGATCAATCACAGTGTCCCACTTGCACGCCGTAGTGCCATAAGGCGGGTCTGCCAATACCATATCAACCGACCCGTCAGGGATCTCTTTCATGCGCTCTAGGCAATTGCCTTGCATAAGGTTAATCACGGCATGCGCCCTGTTAATTCTATGTGCGGGTAATCGTGAAACGTCTGGTCATGCCATCGAAAGTTTCTATTCCAATCACCGCCCCAGGTCAGCTCAATTCCCTTGGCAATCGCAATGCCTCGAAAGTAATGTGCGTAACTGGCAAACAGGACGTGATCATTCCAGTTTGTGAATGGTGCCGGGATGAAGTCGAACGCCCAGCTCACGCCATCAACGCCCTGGTGTTTACTGCGCTTGGTGATGCCATCTAGTTTCGACACTCCCTGGGCAAACTTCTGCTGCTGTTGTGCTGTTGTGCGGTGGCCGTCGATCAGGCTGAAGTCGATGTGCTTGATGGCCTCATTGCATACCGCTCGAAGATCCGCGTTTAACTCACCAAAGACCCTAATGCTGCGGCTGCTAGTGAATGCGGGCATCAGGTAAACTGCGCCAAATTGACGTT